CCATATTATAGAGTTTTCGTTTAGAATATTATCTATAGTTGTCCTAACTTTTCTATTTGTGTAGTACGGACTTGTACCATCTTTTCTTTGCTTCATAGTTCTAGTATCCAGTTAATAATTTAAGAACGTCATCTATAGCTTTATGCCTATGGTTATCTTCTAATATTACCTTGTAGACATGCTTACTATCTTTTATTTTGTGAACGTCATCTATAGCTGAGTTAAGTGGTGAACCTAAATCTATCTGTTGATTGTCTCCACAGAATATCATTACAGAGTTTTTACCTAACCTACCTAATGCCATTCTTAATTGTGGCTTAGTTAAGTTCTGAAACTCATCTATTATAACTACTGCGTGATCAAATGTTCGCCCTCTAAAGTGAGCTAAAGATACTAACTCAACTTCTTCATTCTCAACCATCTTTTGAATCTTCTCAGGCTTGTTATAGACCTTACGCATATTCGACATGATTGGTACAAGCCAAGGCTCTAGCTTCTCCTTCTCATCACCAGGAAGGAAACCATTATCCTCTGTAGCTATAGTAGGTCTTGTAATGATAATCTTGTTATACTGCCTCTTAAAGAACATATCTAAAGCTATTTGAACAGCTAGAAGCGTCTTACCAGAGCCAGCCTTTCCAACAATGAAATTGAACGCATGGTTTAGTATCTGCTCCTTAGCTATCTTTTGTTCTTCAGATAAGGTTATGTTAAACTTAACATTCCCTTTAGGTGGTTGCTTTTTCTTGTTATCCATATTACGAACCACAAGCTTCACAGTCTTCATCATCTATACTGCATGCTTCAGGCTGATCTGTTTCTTCTAAATCTACTATCCAAGACTCAAAAGTATCGTTTTTAGACTCTTCTGCTCTTTTTATAGCTTCTTTCTGCCAATCTTTTAAATCTTCATTCATTTCTTTTTCTTTTTAAAGGTTCCCCTATCTAGTATGGATTCTATTGTTGCGTTAACTTCTTTTTGATTCGATGGGATGTATACGTCTAAGTTTTGATCACTATCATGTAGGTATTTCAAAAACAATTTGAATCTCATACTAAACACTGGGGTTCTTAATCCTTTGGTTTCTATTATAAATCCTGCATCTAAGTTTATGAAGTCAGGTGTGTAAGATATGTTTCTTACGTTACCAGTCATCTCCTTAAATACTTTCTTTCCTTTAGTGGTTCCTTTATCCATAAGGAGACCCTCGAACTTGAATTTCTCTACAAGCTCGAAGGTCTTGCCCTCATACTCATGGGGGATTTTAGCTTTATTTAAGGCTCTATAGCAATACAATTCTAAGCCTGAGGCGAATGTAATTCCATCCTCAGTATGTTTCTTAGCGTTAGTTATCTGCTTACCTTTTCTTCTTTTGTATCGCATGATGGGAATTTACGAAATAATTATTTCTTCCCTCGATTTCTAGCACGATTATTTTTCTGTGACTCTAAGACTGTACCTCCATCTTTAGTGTGAGATACATCTTTACCATCACCCTTCTTGCCTTTTTTCTTATTCATAGCGTTAAGAAAAGCTCTGTAAAGTTTCCTAGATAAGCTAGCACCATACTTAGCGTTATACTTATCCTTCTTCTTCTTAGCGTCAGGGTTGTCTTGATAGAACTTAGCACTTTTACTATTCCCTACCTTAGTCCCTGCTAATTTATTTCTAGCCATATTATAATTATTTTATAACACGCAAGATACAAATTATTTCTTTTCCTTTGGTTGGTCTACCATACCAAATATATACTTAGCTATCTTCTCTGTATTATCTAACAAAGACTTAACGTTCTTAGATGTTGGTAGACTTGAGGCTAATTCTACAGCCTTAGCTCTCATTTCGCAGTCAAACTTTAAGTACTTGTACTGCTGTTCTTGATCTTTTTGCATCTTGTTCATGTTTAAAATTTAATTATAGTTAGTAAATCTAAATCTATATAAAACAGGAGTTCCCTATCCCATATAGATCCTGCTCGTGGGTTCTTCATACCACCCCACTCAACTGTGGCTTTAGTTATTTCCTTCATCCATATATAGCCTATACCATCGTTAAATCTCCAAGCTATACATAAAGGTAAGTCTCTAGTTAAGGCTTCTTTCTGGCAGTGTTGTATCTTTCGTACAGAAGTCCTAACCCTTTCTATATCAATCATGTTCAGACTCATTGTTTTTACCTCGCATAAGGAAACAACCTTCATAGTCTTATTGTCTATTATCTCTGCATCTACAGGGGCATACCTGTCTAACTGCTTAAAGGTTAGGTCTTTACCCTCCAATAGTATACGAAGAGTTGCCTCTTCCCTTACTCTATCAGATTCTTTTTCAAACTTAGGTTCTTTCTTCATTTGACTTACCATTTACATTGTTATTGAAATCCCAATTCATATTAGCATCCATGTCCTCCTTCATTATTTGAAGAAGTATAAGGTATCCAGTAAGGTCAAGTAAATCATTCTCGCTATTATAATGATTGTTATTCTTTATTCTATTCATCTTATCATTTATCCTAGCTTGAATAGCGTATATAGGCTCGACATCAAACAACACACCTCTATCAAACACTGCGTTACCATAAGCCTTATTTTTACCTACTAACAAGTCTCTTATCTCGTTACACTTTTTTATTATCTTTTCCTGCATCTCTTTTCTTTAATTGTTTATATTCTTCTTTCTTTTTACAAGCACAGCTTCGCTTACAAGTATTCTGTACTTCATCCTTAGGTATCTCCGTAAAACATTTAAGGTCATACCTTTCTTGATTGATATTCGGATCATTTTTGAAATTATTCCAGACATTTTTTATCTCTCTTATGATTAATGAAATATGTTGTATCATCTTCTGCCCCTTATTCGACCTCCTGGTCTTTTAATTATACCACCAAGACCGTTACTATCTCTTATAGAATCCATGTATTCTTCACAACACATAGCCTCTGGGGAAACAACCTCTCCATTCACTATCTTCATAGTGTGTTTAGCTATTTCTTTTTGAGTATCACACTTTTTGCATCTAAATTTAGCCATAACTTTATTTGTTATTAAATGATTCTATAATTACTACTACTGATGTAATAGTGGCTACTAATATTACTACGTTTGAAATCATAATTGTTTGTTTATTAGTTCAAAGCCAAGGGTAGAGTGACTTAATCTCTACCTTTGACACTGACTGCCTACAGACCCCTCCGTAGGACTTTTTCACTGTATGCCCAACTCAAGTATGGTACTCACTTATAAGTCTTTGTAATGAGGCTTATTCTTATTATGATCTAAAATCTTTAGACTATCTTTCTTTATCTTTATAGTAACCTCGCTTAGTTCGCAATCTTCTATCATCATACTAAAATGAGTCAACACCTCAAATACAGACTTATCTCTAAATTTTATAGAGTTAGGTTGTCCGTTATCTTTTCTAGTACTCATATCTGTTAAAGTTCCCTTGTAATACATACGTAGTTTAGTAAACATCGTGAGACATACATAAGAATTTATGACTCACAATTTTGGTTATTTTTATTTCTATACCAGCCTTAGCTTTATGCTTATGATTTAGGGAACTACAGAATCTTTTATTATTCTCTAATTCTAAAGGCTCTAGGTCTGTAATGCAAGTCTCGTGCTTATCATTGTTCCACTTCTTAGACTTAACCTCAACACCTTTACTCATCCTAATTGTCCTCCACTTATAGTATACTGTCGCATGGTGTATTTCTTTTCTCATACATCTCTTTTTCTTTAATAATATACAACTCCTCTTTAAGTTTACTATTCATAACTTTTAGCGATGTGATAGTGAATTTTAATTCAGAAATAAGATCATCTTTAAATGATTTACTACTACCAATTTTTAACAAGACCTCATCATGAGATTTAGCATCTAACAAAAGATCTCTAGCCATCTCATTCAATGCTTTAAACAGCTTAAGGTATTGCTTATCGTGTACTAAACAATTATCGTGTAGCTTTCTGTAGTGTATTACACTAGAGTGATGCTTCTTAAATATTGAACATATCACTCTTAAAGGAAAGGGAAAGTGCTTTAGTATAATGTTGGATAAACAAGCGTTAGTCTCCACTATATTTCTTTCTCTCGTTCCAATACTCATAAACTCTACATTCCTATATTCGTAAGCAAACTTAAGTAACTTTTGAATTATTATAGTTTCATCTTCGCTTATCTTTAACTTATCAAAATGATTAGTTGCTTCTTCTATTGCGTTAGCTATTCCTATTTTCATATGTCTCTTATAATTTTATTAATAAACCAAAGTATAAATACACACCCTACTATAAAGTTAGATGTAGTCTCAAAGTCCCAATCCATAACTTAGAAGGCTTGGGATGTATCAACTCCTTTAACAGATGCATAGTCATTACCATAATCTGTAGGGTCACTGAACCTAGTGTACTCCTTCTCAAACCTAAGAGGTAAAGTTCCAGTACCTATATTCCTACCCTTAGCAAAGATAAGATCAACCAATCCCTCTGTAGCATTCCCATTATCATCCTGCATAATACCATAGTATTCTGGTCTATATACAAGCATAACAATATCTGATGCCTGCTCTATCTCTCCACTCTCTCTAAGATCAGATAGCGTAGGTCTTGAACCCTCTCGTCTATCGACACCTCTACTAAGCTGAGATAACGCTACGATTGTTATGTTTAATTCCTTAGCTATGTTCTTAAGCTCACGAGCCACCAACGCTACCTCTTGCTCTCTGGAATGCCCACTACCCTTAACTAACTGAAGGTAATCAACCAACACAAACTTAACATTCTTTGTGATGACGTACTGACGTATCTTATTGAGTAGGTATCTAAGTGAGGAGTCCTTACACTCATCAACGTACAACTCAGTCCTTTCTAGCTTACCTATAGCAGTATCTACCCTAGCCAACTCATCGTTCTCAAGAGTACCTTTCATGATGTATCTGTTATTAACTGAACTCTCTAAGGATACTAACCTCTGTAGTAACTGAGTATCCCCCATCTCGTATGAGAATACTGCCGAAGGTATACCTGCCTTAGAGCAATTGTAACAGAACGCTAAACCTAGTGATGTCTTACCCATAGAAGAAGCACCACCTATAACTATAAAGTCAGTCTCTTGCCAACCACCAGTAAACTTATCTATTGATTGAAACCCAGTAGGTACACCAACCATATCATCTGATGACATTCTCTTCTGTATATCATCATGAAGAATCTTAAGCTGTTTCTTAATGTCAGGTATATCACTACCCCTAACCTCTGATATAGGCTTAAGCTCTGTCTCTATGTAATCTAATACCTCAAACAAGTCTTCATCCTTGTTTAGTTTATTATGAGTTACCTCAATTAATTTCTTTAATCTTATCTTCTTCTCCTCTTGCGATAAGAAAAGAATCATGTGTTCTGTATTGTAGTGAGTGAAGTCTAACGAGTAACACTCAGCTAATCTATACGTAGCTAAAGAATCTTTAACCAACTTGTTAAGTATAACTAAGTCTACCTTTTCTCCTAGGTCTAATCGTTGTGCTACTACCCTGTATATTTTTCTATTAAGAGGATCGGTAAACATACCCTCAGTCATTAGGCTATGATTATTATAGTATTCTTTTGGCAAGGACATTATACGACCAAGCAACCTCTTCTCCATGTCTATATTATCTGTCATCAGTTACGTATTTTGGTTGTATGTATCGGTTTGTTTTCTTCTTAGCATCCTCACTAAGGACTATCTCGCTCTCCCATCCTCGTTGGTTTATCCAAGTTCTAGGATTCTTTCTGTACTTCTTATCAGGTGTAGACTCTACGTAATTCTTAATTCCATTAATAGCCTTACCCATATCCTCAAGGGTTAACCTCATAAAGGATACCCTAGTATTTTTTTGGTCTACCCTCTTGTCATACATAGACCAGAACATATCAAAGCCTTTAGACTTTCTCTCATCCTCATCTTTATCTGCTTGTTCGCTCGTAAACCTAGCATCTTTTACAGCAAGGTAGTTGTCGATATTATTAAATGTACTTTGTGATTCAAACTCGTTGTTGTATATAGATTTATATACAATACCTTTAGAATGGAATAGTATATACCTACCATCCATCTCTATAAAATCAATGTTATCTATATTGATTATGTCATTGTCGGATACTCTTAGTCTCATAGCGTTGGTTTGGTTTAGGTAAAAAAAGAGGGGCTTTTACACCCCTCTGTAATCATAACTTAAAATGGTAAGTCATCTGCCTTTGACGTTGTAGTCTTAGCTTCTGGCTTAAAGGTATCAACCTCTACGTAGTGAGTCTTTCCGTACTCATCAGCACCACCACGTTTCTTTACTACCTTTAGTTTAACGTATTTATCTCCGTTATACTCGAACATAAAGTCCTTAGCATCTGTACCTAATTTGGTTAGGTTTAATGAGAAATTAACTAAGTCCCCATCGAACTTCTCAGTTCCGTTTCCAATGTAAATTTTTTCTGTCTTGTTACTCATAGCGTTTAGCTTTAAATGAAATAATTAATAAGTGCCTCTCTTTCTGATAATTCTAAATACTTAGCAATCTTTAGTAAGTGCTTAACTTTGAACTCCTTTGGATTGTCTATGTACTTATATAGGGTAGGTCGGCTTAACCCCATTCTTTCTGAAAGGAATATGACAGTGATGCCTTTGTCCTTTAGTATTTGTTTTAAATTCATAACGTATCTGTTATTAAATGTTCTTCAACAACCTCTTCGTTATCTATGAAAAATCTTCTATAGGTATCGAGTAGGTACTTGTACTCATCTCTACCCCTATCCATAAACTCTTTACCTGCATAGAATATAGACACGTTGTAGGGCATTGTCTTCTCTTGTGTTATAAATATGAACTCATCACATCCAAAACCATCTGAGTAAAATGCTGATTGTCTATCGTAACCATACTTCCTGCAAGATCCTGAGAAACCATATAGGCTACCATCTCCAGTAGTCTTTAGATCAATAAGAGTCTTACCATTACGATAGTCAGCCTTACCTTTACAGAACACACCAGTGTCATCATCTTGCCAAGCGTTAGCTATCTCTCTTTCTCCTTCAGATACAAGTAAATCTCTAACCTCTTTATGAGAGAACAACACATCTTGCATACGCATTATTTGTTCGTACTCCTTGGTAAGAATGATAGTGGGTGCTTTAGGGTTATCTGCCTTAAAGTCTTTGTATCCTTTAGTAGTCCTTGTAGCTGAATTAAATACCTTAACCTTTTCGTCAAACTCATTAGGTTCTAGCATAGCTACATGGTATGCTCTCCCAAATATCATTGGGAAAGTCTCCGTTCTCAAATGAGGATTGTCCCTCATAAGTTTGTAGGTACGTACATCTTTCTTTATCAACCCCAACTGCGAGTTCGTGACAAACTCGTAGTCGGAGTAATAGAAAGAGTCATCCTCTATCTTCTTTATAAAACTATCTAAACTCACTAAGCTAGTGTGTTAGCAACTTTTATAAATTTCCCTAGGTTTTCTTCCTGAGATTTAGTAAGAGAATAACCACTCATTTTCTGCTGAACAACAGCACCTTTACCATCTTCTATAGCCTTAACCATAGCTTTGTATTGGTTGTCTGATAACTTAGGCTTAGACGCAGGCTTTCTTGTAACTGTTGTGTTACCTTTTACTGCACCATTACCATCATCATCGCCAGTAACTACACCAATAAATGATGCTAGAGCGTATCTTCTAGCGTATGATATAGCTGAACCAACACCATGAGCATCTTCCTTAGATGGAATATACATAGTAGATGAGATAAACTCTCCACTTGAATGTGATAAGATTGTTGTTAGCCCACCAATATCTGTAGGCATTTGAATGATTGATAGCTCGTTGTCTGATAGTAATTTACGAACTGAATCCCATACTGAACCTAGGTCAGCGTAGTTTGATTTGAAAAAAGGATTCTTTGAGTTTTCTTTAGCAGGTCGTAATTGAGCCTGTACTTTCGATAGGGCAAGGGTTAAGTTGCCAATTGTTTCGGATTTCTCCATAGTTTTGGTTTGATTAAATTAACTTTCTATTGCAAATATAGTGAACTTTTTTTACTACTGCAATACTTTTAGTAAAAAATATTAACTAAATCCTATAATTTCGTAGTTTAAATCCATAGGAAATATATCATTAACAACTTCTTGTAGTCCCATTAGATGGTCGTAACCTTGTTGTTCGTTATCGGTGTTGTAGAAAGAAATGATAGTGATGCCATTTGAATTTGGGCTGATCAAACATTCCTTTATACTTGAGTGATTATCTTTATCAACATTAAGTATCATTATATTCTCAGACTCATAAAAATACTTATACTTAACTTTAGATTTGTTAAGTGACTTGATTAGTTTATTTATGTACGGATGCTTGTTTGGTCTTATCCTAGCATTAAGTTTGTGATAAATGCCTTGATTCTTCAATACTTCTGTAATAATTTCTTCCTCGTAACTCATCTACTTTAAGTATAAATTCGCAATCACTCATATCCTTATTGATTAAGGTGTCAAGCTCATTATCATCCATTATATCTACGTACCTAAGTATTGCGTAGATTCTTTTCTTGATGCCATAGTTAGTGGCTTTTGAAAATTTTTTCTTCAATATACGATTTTTAGAGATAACAGATATATTATCTTCTATAGGTTTTATATACTTCTTCTCAACCTTAGTGTACTTAATGTATGTTGAGCAAGGATTATGCTTGCCAGAAATCCATATTTGGTCTACATCAATTGTCTTTACTTGATTCTGCATCTTTAATTTGTTTAAGTTCTTCTTCTAGTTCTTTAACTCTTTTCTCTAAGGCTTGTATCCTCAGTAGATTAAATTCATTACTACTCATTGCTTTCTTTCTCTATGTTATATGCAATTACAAAACAATCTTTAACGCATGGTTCTTTCTATCAACATAGTATTGTACAGCTTTAACACCTAACAACTCATTAACCTTAACCTCAATAAGCTCCATATTGAACTGTATTGGTAAATTAATAGGCTCATTATTTTCTCTTAACTTCATACATATTGCAGTAGCACTTATACTAAAGTTATGATTAAAACATTCCATGTCCGTAAACTCTTTTCTAACTTCTTTCCAACCACCTTTTTTATACAAAGATTTAGATTTAATTGTATTCACAATATATCCAACCACAGTTCTTAAAGTTTGCTCTTTCTCGATACCTACTTCATCGTCTGTATATACACCTAATGGTGTTTGTATTGACTTTTTCATATCTCTTGTTTTAGTTCTGAGCCAATTAGTCTTTCTATTCGGCTCAATTTACTAGTCGTTTTGGTTTTTAATAAATTGTACTACTGCTTTATATACTAACTCAATATTTGTAGTCTGCAAAGCGTATTTTAAATCAGTCAAGTCCCAATCAGCATTTTGCTCATCTCTTGATTTGATAATCTCATTCGCTACGGGCATTAACCAATCCCAAGATGTGTGAT